ATGTCGTAGATGCCGACGTCGATGTTTCCTGAGACGGTGGCGCCGTTCACGACCCACATTTGGGTTGCGATGAACGGGCTGGCGATCGGCATCGGCACGAAGATCGCGAGGTTCGCGGACGGCCACGCCCCGGTCTGGACCTCGTAGGCGGTGATCGCGCTGTTCATGTTGAACAGCTCCCAGCCGATCTCCTCCGGGGTGCCCATCAGGCCCGGCTGGGCGGGGCAGAGGACCTGGCCGGGGAAGTCGCTCACTTCGCGATCCAGCCGGTGTTGCCGGTGCCGGACTCTTTGACGTACAGGCAGCTGCCAGCCGCGCCGTCGGTGCGGTGAAACATCGACCCGACCGGGGCGGTGACGACCCCTGCCGGGGAGCCGACGCCGGCGAAGTGGGACACGCCACGCGCTTTCAGGTACGCGACCGCTGGTGAGCCGGTGCCGCGGAGGATCATGGTGTCGGTGCCGTTGTCGACGTACTGGGTGGCGAGCGCCCCGTAGTAGGGGGACACGATCTGTGCGCCGTACACGCCGGCGTCGACCGTCCAGCCGATCGAGCCTGTGACGCCGCCGCTCGGCGCGAACTGGCAGTTGGTCAGGCTGGGGGTGGAGCAGCCGGTGACGGCGTGGTAGCCGCACGAGTTGTTGTTCGCGATCTCGAACCGGCACGCCACAATCGACGTGGCCGCGCCGGCGTCGAGCACAGCGGGGTTGCCTGCGTCGAACTTGACGTTGGAGACGTGGGGGCCGACGCCGTGGAGGATGTCGATCGACGGCCAGTTGCCCTGCCAGGCGCCGCCGTCGATGGTGCCGCCCTGCTGGGTAGCGGCTTGCAGCACCAGGCCGCCCTGTCCGGCGGTGTAGGCGCCGACGGTGCCGAAGCTGAGCACCGACGTCTCCCGAAGCCACCAGTACCCCTCATCCGCCGGCGACGTCGACACGAGCACCCCTGTGCTCGAGCGTGTCCCTGTCTGGGTGCCGGCGAGTAGGCATTTGTCGAAGCCGAACCTGTTCGTGTTCCCGATGTTGAACAGGGTGGCGGCGCCGGCGATGTCGAAGAACCCAAGGTTCTCGAACTCGGGGCCAGCATGGACAAGGCCGCCGTTCACGACGTTGAACAGGGTCATGCCGGCGGTGGCTGCGTTGAATCGCGGTCCGTAGGTGCCGTCCGTGTACGGGAAGCCGCCCGCGCCCATGAACCGGAGTCCCTTGCGGCCCGCGAGGTTGATGGTGGAGAGGCATTTGTAGGTGCGGCCGCACAGGATGAGTGCCCCGTCGGGGATTGAGGCGATGGCGGCGTTGATCTTCGCGCTGTCGTCCGTGACCCCGTCACCGGCGATGCCATACCCGGGGTTGTCGAGGCTGTAGATGCCGTTGTAACCGGCGCCGGGCGGCCCGGTCGGTCCCGTCGCCCCGGTGGCTCCGGCGGCGCCTGCGGGTCCCTGCGGGCCTGCTGGGCCTACCGCACCGGCGGCTCCCGCTGGCCCGGGTGGCCCCTGAGCTCCGGCCACTCCGTCTGCGCCAGTGGCACCATCTGCACCCGCCGGGCCTTGAGCGCCCGTATCGCCGGTATCGCCCTTCTCGCCCTGGGCGCCCTGCGGTCCTTGCGGGCCTGTCGGGCCTGGTGGGAACGCGGCGATCTCCTCCGGCGTGAAAACAACCGTGCCGGTTTCGGTCTCGGTGATCGTCGCCATCAGTGGAGCAGCGCGATTGTCGCGGTGAGCTTGAGGATGTCGTTCGTCGCCAACACCACGGCAGTCGTGTCCGAGAAGTTGGCCTGACAGATGCACTTCGTGTTCGCGCCCTCGGTGATGAAGAACCCGTTGATCGTCGCCCCCGAGGCCCCAACGGTCGGGAAAGTCACCTGCGGGTAGATCGACTGGCGGCCCAGCGTGCTCGAGTATTCGGACTGGGCGCCCCATGTGGCGGTCGCCATCGACTGGCGGGCGTAGGACGTGTACGCGGTTTCGGTGATGTTCGCGAGCGCTTGCGTGTGCGTGATGACGGTGGACGCGGTCTGTGACGTGAACAGGCAAAGGTTCGATGTGGTCTCACGGGTCGTGTTGTGAGGCCACTGGCCCATCACGACGTCGATTCCCTCGTCAGGGAAGATGGCTGCCATTTAGACCGCCTCGCCTTTCGTGCCGCAGTTGGGGCAGATGCCCTCGCCGTAGTCGGTGCCCTCCTCGAGGTCATCGGCTGCGACGCCCTTGAACTGGCTGACGAAGTCGGCGGTGGCGCCGCTGGTGAAGTGTCCAGGTGCCCCGACCGTGCCGAGTGAGCAGGCCGGGTTCTCACATTGGTACACGGTTGGTTCTTTCGCCATCAGAGGGCGCCTTTCGGTTCGGGGATGGGGCCACCGAGCGGGTGGACGGGTCGGCCGGTGCAGGACTTGCAGTAGTGCGGAATGTCGTCTTCTCTCAGGAACAGGTTTTCGCAGCACGGACAGAGGTGCGGCTTGTATTTGGCCGGGTCGAACTGGAGGTCGACGACGCGGCGTTTGACGCGGTCGTGGACGCAGCACACAACCGCTACGCCTGAGACGGCGATGCGGGCGCCGACGGTGTCGGTCACTTGCCGGACTTCCCGGTGACGGCCGCGGGCTTGATCGGCTTGCCTGCGGTCGCGGTGGTGGGGGTGGGTAGAGGTTTCATGTGTGGGGTTTGTCTCCGACGGTTTGGGGGCAGGCCGGAGCCCACCCCCAAACCCCTGGCGTCGGTTCTATGTCAGCGAGTTTCCGCGGCCTTTTTCGGCCGTGTCGCTTTCGGGTTCGACCCGTAGCGGCTGAGGTTTTCGCGGGCCGCGGCGGCTTCCGCCTTGGCTTGCGCTACCTCGTCCTGGTGCGCTCCGGGTGTCGCTTCGAGCTCCTGAACGCGGCGTTCGCGGCCTTGGAGGTCGCGCTCCAAGTCCTCGAGGTGGCGTTCGTAATGCCACGCGGACGGGAACTCGGGCGGGTATGTCTCTTTGGCCATTCACGCCTCCTAGAACGTCGGTGTGACCAGGCCGGCTCCGGACACGACTCCGCACGAGGCCGGGTAGCGGCCCGCGGTGAACGCGACGTACCCGTAAGCGATGAGCTGCACCTGGAGCGACGTGCCTGCCTGCTGCTCGAACGAGAGGGTGACGGGGTCGCCCTGTCGTTCCCAGAGATGCACGATCGACGAGGTGAAGATGATGATGCGGTCCTCGTTCGTGTTCGTGCCGAGGTTGGTCGGGACGTTGGCGTCGGTGTAGACGTCGAGGCCGTGCATGCGGCCGACGAGTCCGTAGCCGTGCGAGTCGCCCATGCCGACGACGTTGAATGCCGGCTGCCCGCTGATGCCGAACACCGGCCGGTTCTGCGAGTCCAGTGCTGCCTCGAAGAAGCCCCACCGGCGGGGGTGCATGACGATCTTGTCGGCGACGTAGCCGAGCCCGCCCGTGGATCCGTTGATCTGCTGGATGACGTCGGCGATCTTCGGCCACACCGCCGCCACCGTCGCCGTCGCGGTTGTCGAGGTTGCGATGCCTGCGGTGCCGAGCAGCCCCGGGAGCTGGGTGCCGCCGGACCCGTTGATCGCCTGCGTGTCCAACGCGGCCCAGTACCGTGCGATCAGGTCCTCGAACAGGATCTCATCGCTGTAGGCGGCACGCTCGATGCCCTGCCTGGAAACCGGCACGTAGCCGCCCAACGTGCGGACGTTGACGGTCAGGTCGGTCTCGGCGGCGTCCTGCGTGTTCAGCGCCGCGTTTTCTGCCGACTGTGACCCTGCCGTGGTTGCCGTTGTGATCCTGGGGACGATCAGCGACATGCCGACGTCGGGGAGCGTCTGCCCGTTGCACTGGTCGGCGAACACACGGCCGTTCCGGGACGCTTTCGCGTACAGGTCGACGAGGTACTGGGGCGGGATGATGCCGCCCAGCGCCGAGGAGGCCATCGCGCGTTTCTCGATCTCGAGCCGCTGATGCTTCTCGATCCGGTTCCGCGCCTCCGGCACCTGCTGAACCTGCGCCTGGTACAGGTCGCTCATGAACGACCGGCCGCCATCCACGTACATGTCCGGCTCGCGGACGGCGATGCGGTCAGTGCCGGTCGGGATCGGCTTGAACTGCGCCCGGGCGCGGTCGCGGGCTTCCTTGCTCTGTAGCTTCTCCCACGCGTTGTCGACCTCGACCACCTTCGCGTTGAACTCTGCGTCGGCGGTTTCCAGCGTGGCCGGCTCGACGTCCTTCTCGGTCGTGAGCTTGTCGCGCTGCTCCGACAGCTTCTCGAGCTCCTCACGCAGGGTGTTGTAGTTGTCCCGAAGCTGGGTGTACGTGACACCCTCAGGGACGATGTTCTCGTCGCTCATTGCTTCCTCATTTCCTGGGCTTGTACCGGCTCTCGATGAGGTCGCGCACCTCAGCGGTTCGTTTCGCGAACTGCGCGATCCGGTCGGGCTCCGGTGTGACGGGGCTGCCGTCGTCTCCCCGTGGGGGGCTGGCGACGTGCTCGTCTCCCAGGATGGGCTGACGAGAGTACGGGTCTCCCGGCTGTCCGGGCTGGCCCAGCGCAGCGGCAAGGCTGCGCAAACCTGAAACTGTCTGCGCGTAGGCCCCTTGCGGGGTGGCGCAGACGTCGTAGAGGTGTTTCATCTCGAGGATGGTGCGGTGCTCGACGTCGGGGCCTTCTTCGGCTTCGGTGTATTCGGTTTTCGCGTCGGCGATCTGGAACGCGAACGACGCCTGCCGGATCACGCCGGCACGCATCTTCGACGCCATCGCCACCCCGTCGGGGTCGTCGGCGGCGACCTTGGCCAGGAAGAACAGCCCGTGCTTGTCGGCGCGGAGCTGCAGGGAGCCTGCCTGACCGGCGGGGACGTCGGTGGCGGCGACGGCACGGTTCATGTCGTGCCCGAGGTTGAAGTGGACGACACCGTCGGGCTCGGCCATTGGCTGGTCGCGCAGGACCCTGTCGAACGCTTTGGGCGCGATCGACTCGGTCAGCCGGAGTAGTTTCCCGTCGTACAGGGTGGTGGGCTGGTTGAACACGGCGGCGTATCCGCTCATCGACCAGAACCCGTGACTGTCGGCGGCGTCGCGAACGTCGACATGGGTGATCGGAGCCACAGCGAACCTGAACGCTCCGCCACTGTTGTCGCGTCCGCGGGCCACCACTTGGCGGGCGTACTGGGCCATGTCCTCGTTCGCCTCGACGGCAATCAGGGCTTCGATCTGGTCGAGCAGGGCTGCCATCGCGTCACGGTCGGGTGCGTCATCGGGCTCGTTCTCGCAGCCGATGAACTCCATGCCGCATTCGTACATGTCGACGAGCGCCTGGAGGCTGGGCATGTCGGCCCGCGCGTCGGCTGTTGTGCTCATCACTTTTCTCCTTCCATCCGCTGGGCGAGCTGACGTTGTGCTTCACGTTGTGACATCGCGGCGCCGTTCGCGCCGGACCGTCCCTCGAGCGCCGTCCGGGAGTTCAATCCCTGCGCCGGCTTCTCCGTTGGCTTCACCGGCGGCAACGGGTTGGGGGCTCCGCCGACCGGGGTGATCTGCGGGATCTGACCGACACCGCCCGGATGGGGGGCGTATCCGAGGGTCTGCCGGGCCTCGTCCGGGGTGATGATCCCGGCCTGCACCCGTGACACGAGAATCGTCGCTTCTGTTACCAGGTCTCCGCGGACGAACTGGTCCGCGTCGAACGACGGGTACACCTGCCGGCCGGCGGCGGGGAACAGGTTCGGGTCGACGCTGAGCACCGATTCGATCCTTTCGAGCTCGGGGCCGAGGCCGAACCGGAACCATGTGGCCAGATCCTCCTCGAGGTTGGCTCGTTGGGTGCCGGTCATCGTGGGGGCGCCGAGGAGGTTGGCCGGGACACCCATGATGCGGGACGCGTCCTCGACGGTGAGGTGCGCCATCTCCACGAACTTGCTGTCGGCGACAGTCATCCCGATCGGCTTGATCTCGGCGCCTCCACCGACCACGATCATCGTGTCTCCGTCCGCGCCCGTGTGCAGTTCCTTGAACTTGTCTTTCCACCGTTCCGCGTCTTCTTGGCGCATGCCGGCGGGGAACACGACGGCGGCCTGGAGGGTGGCGCCGCGACTCCACATGCGTGCTTCGTGGCGTTGCCGGAGGACGGGAGACGCGAGCGCGTCACGGAACACCTGGATCGGTGACGACGCTTCGTACATGCCGCCGTCGCCGTAGCCGCGAATGTGGAGGATGGTCTGGTTGTCGACCTGGTATTTGGCGGGGCCGCGGCCGACCGGGTCGACACTAAACTTGGTGACGGTGACGGTGTAGCCGTCGTCGTCGCATAGCACCTGATCGGGATGAAGCGCGTACCAGTCGACGGGGCGGCCGGTGAGCGGGTCGACGTTCTTCCAGATGTACGCGTTATTCCGCCACGCGAGACTCTCGCCGATGGTTTCCCAGAATCCGAACCGTGTCTGGTCTTCGTTCGCGCGGCCGGCGAAGAACTTGTCCTGCCAGGAGCCCTCCTGGTGGACACGGTCGGGGCCTGTGCCTGACCAGCATTTCAGCTTGAGGGAGGCGAGCGCCTCGGCACGTAGCCGGGCGGCGCGGTGGAGGGCGGGGATGCCGTGGGCAGATCTGTCGCTGACGGCCTGGGTTCCTGTGACTTCGCGCAGGTTGCCGCCCATCCCGTAGGGGATGAGGTCGAGGAGCCCGAGGTTGCGGAGCTCGACCTGGCCCCGGTTGCGGGTGCTGATGATCATCTAGTAGCCGCCCGGACGGGGCTTTGTGGGGCGGGGCTTGGGCTTTGGTTTGGCGGTCATCCGATCACCTCGTAGAAAGCGACTCGCTCGCGTGGCACTCGTAGCCACCTGGACTCGAGCACCGCCGGGGCCATCTGCGTGTCGTGGATGAGTTCGGGCACCGCCACCACGTACTCCCGGCCCCGTTTGGAGACGAGCAGGCCCTCGACGCTCGGCAAAGTGTCCGGCGTGAGGTGCAGCCGGACGCGGTGTTTCCGTTTCCATCCGGTCACGCCGCCGTCAGTTCATGTTCGGGCTGCTCGACACCCATCTCGTCGCGACGGCGGTAGTAGTCCTGTTGGAGCTCTTTGCGGTAGCGGTCGCGGTGGGCGGTGCGATGCTCGACCTCGACGCAGGACAGGTCGAGGGCGGGTTCGTCGGGGGCGTGAAGGTCGCGGCCGTCCGGGGTCCGATACGTGTAATGGTTGCCCTCGAACTTGAGTCCGGGGATGGCACGGAACACGCAGCGGAGCGGTCCCCATGAGGGGATCGCGCCGTAGGGCTCGCAGAAGCGCACCATGCCGGCGTCGTGATCATCCGGAGCCTCGCGAAGCCGATGGGTGAGGCCGAGTGCGCTGGTGACGAAGTGGTCGGCGTCGGCGAGGAAGTACCAGTCCTCGAACGGCTCCGCGACGGCTTCGGCGAGACGGAATGCGATGTTGCGTTTCTCGACCTCGTTGCCGAAGTACGGTTCCTGCGGCGCGTACCAGGTGCAGCCCATCTCCAAGGAGCGGCACACCTCGACGATCGATGCCTGCTGTTCCGGCCCGGAGTACGGCCTCCCGCCGGGATACAAGCCGTAGGCGCCGTCGACGGCCACGACATGGCTGACCTGGGCTTTGTAGAGACCGGCAACGACGCCGGCAAGCCAGCTCGGCCGCTCATCGAAGTAGGAGAGGACCCCGATGATCTTCACGCGGTCGCCTTCGCCTCAAGGCAGGGCATGCCGGGGCGGGTGCGGAACTCCGACCGGAACTCGCGGACAGCCACATCCAGCCAGCCAGCCCGACTCATCACATGCAGCAACGATACGCGGGTGAACCCGGTGCGGTGGTACTCGCCGTCATTCTCCTGCGACCCATACACGTACCGGATCCAGTCAGGGTTCGTCTGCCACTCGGCCATGATCCGTGCCATGTCGGGCACCTCGACGGTGATCCGGCCACCGTCGTTCATCCATCCGCGGATCCGCTGGAGGAGCGGCACCGTCTCCCGCCACGGGACGTGCTCGAGCACATGGCTCATCCTGACCTCGGCGACATCGGTGAACGCGGCGGCGAGGATGTCGACTCGGTGGTCTGCGTTCTGGTGGTTGTCGACGCTCGTGAAGCCGAAGGCCGGGAAGTAGCCGGAGCCAAGGTCGAGTCGGAGCGGCCTGGTTAGCAGATCGCTGGGCATGGCTCCTCGACGGTCAGGGTTGGGCAGTCGATGTGGCGGATGAGGGTGCGGCCGGCGGGTACACAGTCCGACCCGACCGGGGTTGGGTCAAGGCCGGCGGCTAGGTCGAGCTGCAACCGGACTAGGTCGGGGGCATGTAGCGGCGAGGTCGTGGCCCACCGTCCGGCGTTGATCTCGGTGGGTCGCGGCACGCCCTCCCAGTCTTCGCGGAGATCAACGCAGTAGACGCCGTGCGGCGGCGTGGTGGCGTCGCTGACCGCGTCGACGGCGGCCTCAGCCATGTCGTTCACATCCTGGTCGTGGACGGTGACGGCGACGGTGGGCGTACCGGTGCGGCCGGATGGGGCGAGGTGCGGGTACATCCACTCGAGCCGCTCCCGGGCGAACGAGCCCATCAGTTCGCCGTGCCAGTAGACGGCCGACCAGCAGTAGTCGCGGCCGGGCAGGTACTCCTCCGCAACGAAATCCCAGTCCGGTTGCTTGCGGTGCCACAACTCGATCCAGCAGTCGACCTCCCACTGGTTCTCGGCGAGGAGCGCGCCTTTGGCGCCGGCGCCGTGACGGGCGCGAACCCATGCGGGGTACGGGCCGGTGTAGGTGGTCGTGTTCTGGTAGTAGCCGACTTCGAGCGCTGCCAGTTCGATGCGATCGTCTCGGAGTCCTGCGCGGCGCCAGGTGAGGCCACACTCAAACTTGTCGGCGCACAACGCGACCGTTTGCATCGACGGAACCATCTTGCGGGCCGGCGCGATGTCCGTGTCCGCGAGCCACCGCACACCGCTTTCCGGCTGCGCCCACACAAGCGTGTCGCCATCAGCCCACTCGTCGACAGCGTCGTCGTAACTGCCGCACAGATGCGCCTCGTCGCAGACCGCTCTGGCCCACTCGACATGCCAAGGGTTCTCATCCACGCCGACCACGTGGTAGCCGGCATCCTTAGCCGCCTGGCAAAAGTTTACGCCGGCAGGGCCTCCAGCACCCAAGCAGAGGACTTTCACGCGACCAGCTCCAGATGCCGCTCCACCACTTCCGCGGGTGCGACGACTCCGACTTCGATACGGACGAGATAGTCGCCGTTCCCGAGCCTGTCCACAACCTGCGCCCGCGCGGTCTCGCCGTTCACACGGAGCGCGCCGAGCTCACCTTGCGCGACAAGCTCCCCGGCGGTGAACGGGTGACAGAACACCTCGTGCAAATGCTGGGCGTTTCCGTTCGCGATCATCGCCGTCGACAACACGCCTTCCGGGGTCACCATGTGAGCGCGAACGCCTCCGGCTCCGCAACCGAGCTGCGCCACAGCGCCAGCGTCGACGCGACGAGCGGCGAGATGTCAACCGCCGAGTTCTTCCGAGACCATGCCCACGAGTCACCGAGCGGACGTTTCGACGCGCCCTTCACGGCACGGCGTAGCGAGTCGTCTCCTCGATGCCTGAGCGCGCCCTGGACGACGGCGTCGTAGAACTGTCCGCACGCCTGCGCATGCTCGCTCGAGGTGACGGTCGCGACGATCACACCCGCACGGGCGAGGTCGGAGAGCAGCGAGGCAGCAGGGCCGGTGGCGTCACACGTCACCCCGACGCTGTCATGCCGCTCGACGAGTTCGGCTAGACGGTCGGCGAGCCATCCCGTGCCGCGCCTCCGGTCGACCACCTCGACGTGGAGTAGCCCGTCCGGCCGCCGCCCGGCCGCGGCGACAGACGCCCATGACCTATCGGGGGCGACGTCGAACGAGAACGAGACAGGGTCGACGAGTTCGCTATCGCGGTCGGTGAGCGCGTCCCATCTGGACAACTCGATCGCCGTCCCCGCTGTCCCGTCAACGTTGGGCCAGTCACCGACGTTCAACCGCTCGACGACGAAGGTGCGGTGAGCCATCGAGTCGCGCTCCATCGCGACATGCTCCTCGGCGATCCGTATGCCTAGCCCGGGGTTCGCCTCACCCCATACCGCCGGGTCGGCGGACGCACGATCGTCAACCTCGGCGGGCGTGTCCACATCCAGCGACCACTCGAAGTAGGCGAGCGCGTCCCCTGCGCCGGCAACCCCCCGCCGGCGCACCCTCGAGAGCACAACGCCGTCCTCGTGAACGTACTGGTCGACGGCCGAACCCGTGTACCACACCTGCGGGTTCGGCCTGGCACTCAACGTTGGCAGCAGCGCGCCGTGCGACGTTTCCGGCATGAACATCGCCTCGTCCAAAATCAGGCAATCGCTCGAGAAGCCGCGGCCGCCGCCCTTCGTCCGGGTGCGGAACCGGATCCGCTGACCGCCCTTCAACTCGATCCCCTCCTCACCATGCGAACGGCTAACCCGCTTCACGCGACGGTCCAGATCCGGGGTGTCCTCGATAAGCGACAACAACCGACGGAAAGCCTCCAACGACGTGTCGAACTGATGCGCGGAATGGATGATGAGACGCTCCCCGAGCAGAAACAGGCCCGCCAGCTCGCGCGCCTCGAGGATCGACCCCTTCCCGTTCTGACGGGGCACAACCACGCCCACCTCAAAAGCGGCCCAACT